ACCCTCCTTAGGCACGTTGTTCTCATTCCACTCGCGCAGCCCTTTCTGCCCGTCAGGGTCAGTTGGGCTGGCGAAGTCGGAAGCATCGGGAAGGAACAGGCGCTCAGAGAAGTTAGGGTCTCGCTCCACCTTGAGGTTCCTGATTGCAAGCCCTACGCCCTCGCTCCTGTAACTACGCTGTGTGGCCCCCCCACACTCACAGTCAGGGGCAGAAGGTACATCTCCTATGGTGGCACTCAGCTGCTGCCGCGTGCCGCACCTCGTACACTCGTACAAGTACAGCGCCATAACCAACCTCCAGCGTTGATTAGATTTGTGACTCTATGTACTTCACCAAAGCCTTGTCATCAGGAGAATCGAAGAAGGCTTCCCGAGAATCGCTGTTCGGGTGGCTGCCGTCTTTCAGAGCTACAACCCTGAAAGCTGTGAACGCATGATTACCCAAATACAGACCAGCTGCATAAGTGAAGTCGGAACTAGCGTTACCCAACCATGGTTCTCCTGTGGTCTCGTACACCCATTCGTCAATCCAAGGTCCTGAACCGAACCGCACTCTTGGAATGTAGTGAGTACCATCCCACACAGCATCCACAGTCAGCGCAAGGTTCTCCCGGTCAATAACAGCATCCACAGGTACGCCACTCAGCTGCTTCGGGACTACCGTAGAGTTGTCGTAGTTGTCGAACCAGTTCGGATAGCCTGTAACTGGGTCTAGGTAAAGTTCAACTACGCCTTGTCCCTGGCCAGCATACATGATTAGGTCACTATGGTCGTAGTCAGCTTCTGAATAATCCTCAGCCGCTAGGGCTATGTACAGAACCTCGCTGCTCCCAGAATAGGCTGCACCTAGAGGGACCTGTGCAGTACCTGCAATGCTGTTACCAGTGGAAGTTGAGTGACACGCTAGTTTGCCTCCCCGCTGTACGAAATACCGGAGGGAGTCAAACATGAGTGTTTCGCCTGAGCCGGGGTTCAAGAACTGCCCCGGCGCGAGATTCAGGAGGTAACCCGCGCCCCCTGCATCCGTCTTAGCAAACGGCATACTGGCGGACTTCTCGATACTAACATCCGTGTGCAACCATGCGACGTTCTGGATATAGTTGTCGTCGTCTATACACCGGAGACCAAAGTTACCGGCCCCGCCTGATGCGCTCGGGCTTACACCCTCGTTAGGTCCGCCACCCGACCCGCCATTTTGTCCAGCTTTTCCGGGCATCAGTGCCTCCTATGCGAAAGTGATAGCCGCCTCGGCGGTCTGGCCGCGAGTACGGTTCGAGTGGCTTACTCCTGCAGCGTCGTTGAACGTTCCTTCGTTCACACCGCACGTAGTTAGGTATACCTTCCCTGCTCCAACTGCGGGGGTAACTGAGGGCGTAATGGTCACAGGACTTGCGGCGTCTTCGACGTTGTACACAACGTCGCCGTTTACGTCCTCGACCCTAAGGTCCACAACGTCACCACTAGGAGCCTCTACGTACGTGACCGCACCCTTGACTCCAGCCGTGCTTTCAGCAACGTCCACGGCGTAAGGCTGCCCGCCATCGGTACCTTGCGGGTTGACCGTAACGCTTCCCTTGTTAGCACCGGAGAAGTCGTACGGAGAGTCCGCGCCCGTGAGGTTGGTACCATCCGCAGTGATGTCAGCCGGGTTGTCCACGATGTCGGCTTCCCACGTGACGGTCCAAGGACCACCCGCAGCACCGGCTACCGCAAGGTCTGCGGGGGCGATGTTGCTAAGTGCCTCAAGAGCGGTCTCGACGGTAGCACCAGTAGCGTTGTACGCGATGTTACCTGTGGTCTGCCCATCGAAGGACAGCGTGAACGTACCGCCGGTGGCGGTACCTTTGTCAATCACCACGACCTCGTCGGTACCAGCAGAGCCGGTGAGACTTGCCCCGCTCGCCGTCATAAGGGCCACATCACGGTTTCCAAGGTCATTCACGAATGTGACATCGTAGTCGCCCTGACCATTCTTGACCACGGTAACGTTACCCGCGCCGATGGTCACTAGCGCCTCAAGCGCCGCCTGAACAGCGGCAGCAGTGGCATTATAGCTTATGGCCTCTGTAGTTGCCGCCCCGAACGTGAGCGTGAATGTGCCTCCTGTGGGGTCGTCCACATTACCCTGAGCAACCCCGAATGCCACGTTCTGTGCCTCATTGGTCCCGTTCGTCACTGCCGTGATAACAGGGGGTAGAAGTGCAGAGTCGTAAGGCATTGGGTCAGCTGCTGCACTAAGCCCGCCCGGAATAAGGGGTATCTGTGAGTTTGGTCCTATGTCACAACCAGATACGCTCCAGTTCAACAGGTTGTTACTTTCTCTTGCCGCCACAAGCGGCCCTTCGAACTCGATGTAGTACTTGCTTGTACCGGGACTTGACACCTTGAACTGTCCCTCAGCAATCGTATCAAGCTCTGCTTGAACTGCCGCTGCAGACGCGTTATACGCGAGGGCGCTTCCGGTTACAGTTTCCCCGGTCTGCGGGTGGGTGAATGCGGGGGTAACCGTGTCCACGCCGTTCCCGTCAATAACTTCGAGGTAATCTACGCGGTTACGCATAGGGCCTACACTTCCGCCTGTACCCAGTGCGCTGTGGCCACCATCGTTGGCCTTTGCGAACTGGAGAATGTTGCCCTCCGTGTCAACACGGGGGAACCTTTGATACTTGTCACTAGGCATCGCTGGTGGTCTCCTTGAGCGTAAGCTTGAACTCGCTTAGCTCCTTCGGTGTGAGAAACATCTTCAAGACCGACACTCTGGCCTTACCCTGCTTCTCAGCTTCGATGTACGGAACACGCTGTCTGGGTGTCAAAGACTGGAGGAACATCGCCGCCTCTTTCGCGGTAGTCCTGTCCATGCGCTTCGCGGCCTCTTCCTCAGTGTTAGCGGTCTTATTCTTCCACCGCTCCTGAGCCGCCCGAACACCAAGAGCCTTCATCTCGTCCGACGTCATGCGCGGCTTGTCGTGCGGCATCACGTCAGGGAAGATGATGTCCCTGCGCTTCTTCTGGGACTTGAGCCTTTGGCCCTGCGTCGGGTTCTTTGCGAAGTCTACGGGGCTTCCACCAGCCATGTCAGATTCCCTCCAGTAACAGGGAGGGAGTAGCCCCGTAGGGCTACCCCTCCCAGCATCGAATCTACCTAGACCACCACGGTCTCGGTGATGACACCGTGCGCCCGGCGAGTACCCGTGATGAGGTTACCGCTGGACACGATGAGGCTGATGAACCCGTCTTGGTTCACCGGCTGCATCATCGGCGTGCGCTTCAGCCACGTGCGGCTGTGCTTCACGAACTCAAGGAAGTTCGAGTTGATGAACCAGATAGGTCCACCATCAGCACCGCCACCACCGGCGGGGGACGCCGACTCAAAGACAATCTGCGCACCACGGTGCGCGACTGCCTCGAAGCCGAGGTCGGCCATCTTGGTGTCGGTGAAGCGGATGTTCGGAATGGCAAGAGCGTCAATCGCCTCGTAGTTCACCTGCGTGGTGAACAGGAAGTCAGGCTTCGAGTTCGCCAGCTGCAGCGTGTTGAGGACGTTGTTGATTAGCTCGATACCGGTGAAGTCGGTCAGGTCCGCAGGACCTGCCTCGACGTGCGACTTCCACCAAGTCTCGGTAGCAGGGTCAATCCCGCCGAGAATCGAGGTGTCGTCAACGATAGCCTGAACTCCCAAGAAGTCCTTACCACCGTTACCGGTGCCGTCCGCCCAGAGCTGAGTGTTGAAGTCGGTCTCAACCGAGACCATCAACTGCTCAATCTTGGCGGTAAGCAGGTTGAAAATCTGCTCGCGTCCGTTGTTCAGGTCAAGGTCCTCACCTGAAATAACGATGGAACCGCCCTGCCTACGCCAAGTGTAGACAGCGTCACCGAAACCGTCCTGCGGGTCAGTGTTGATGGTGTCCCATCCGGAGAACGAGCCGACTGTGTCGTTCAGCGCGTACAGAATCGGGCGCTTGAGTTCGCGTCCACCTTCGATACGGACAGACGACTTGCTTTCAAGAGCGGCCAGAAGGGCGTTCTTGGTCGTGATGTTGTCATTGAGTACGGGCTTGACCTGCTCCCACGTGGAAGCAACAATCTGGTCAAGCTGGTCGGCAGGAGTTGCCATGGTACGTAGCTCCTATTATGTAGGGGCTAACGTGAGATTCCGGCTGCGGCTATCTCTGCCGCCTTACCGATGTCGAGTCCCAGCCTCTTCTCTGAGTTTTCAAGGCCCTTCTGTAGGGCCTCTCTCAGAGGCAGACCCCGGAGGTCTTCCGGCTTGTCCACGGAGTTCTGTCCCCTCGGCTTGACCGCCTTGGGCGCACTACGCTTACGAGCCATCACGTCTACCTTCGCGGTACCGAGTGTGTCGGCAACCGTTTCGGCAAACGCCAACCGCCGTTGAGCCGTGGCTTTCAGGAAGGCTGCTTCCGGGTCTGAGATGCCGAACTCGTCAGCTACGCCGACTACGTCCTCGACACCCATTCCGGGCGGCAGTTCCCCGTACACCTGCTCAAGCTTCCGGACTTCAGTCGCCCACATCGCAGAGGTCTTGTCCCCGGTGTAGTTCTGAGCCAGTGACTGGACTTCGTTGCGAAGGTCGAGAATCTCTCGGGCCAGCGGAATCGTGGCCTGCGCCTTCACTTCAAAGTACGGGTCATCTGGGTCGAAACCGAGTGCCTCCGCAATCTGTTCGTCCGAAATCACGGACGGGTCGAAAGGTGAGAACTCAGGCTCTGCAGCTTCGGCAGCGGCTTCCCGCGCCTCAGCGGCCTCACGCTTCGCCTGCTGAATCTCCCTATCGCGTTCCTTGAAAGCTGCAAGGATAGCCTTGCGTTCTTCCGGCTCGTAAGGCGAGAGGTCAAATCCGAAGTACGACTCGGGGAGGTCTTCTGCTTCCTCTGGCTCGGAAGCCTCACCCGCTCCGCTGTCTCCGGAGTCCACGTCACCCGTCCCACCCTCAGGAACGGAGGGTGTTTCAGTGCTACCTTGGTCCGGGCTTTCCTCTTCGAAAGCCTTTTCCCACGCTTCTTCGAGAGCGGCACCACCGTCTGGCAGGTCCTCAAACGACTTGCGTACTGCGTCTGCTACGTTGGCACCACCCATGTTGCTGTCCTCCAGAAGTAGACTGCTGTCTGCTCCGCTCGCTCCCGTAGGAGTGCTTACACGCTCGGTCTACTTAGTATGCGCAAAAGTGTCAACCCCCTAGAATACGGCGGGGGCCTCAGCTATCGCGTCCTCACCCACAGGCACGCCTCCACCGGCAACCTCAGAAGGTATGCCCATGTCAGCTCCTGCGTTGATGTCGGCACCCGAGAATGCGGGCACCACGCCTCCACCCGCACCGGGCGGTGGCGGTGACCCAGCAGCGGCGGCCACGTTCATTTCGTGGTCCTGTTGTGCCTGCTGCTCCTGCTGGACTTCCTGTGGCGTCTTGACCAACGCACGCATTTCCTTGACCGTGAACCCAAGCTCGGTTCCGAACTTGCGAGCAAGCTCGACACGGTCAGTCTCGGGCAGCGGCCCGATGAAGTTGGCCAAGGCCATGACACGCTCGGACCTGCTCTGGTACGTCAGGTCCTCCTTCGGGGTCAAGCCGACCTCGATGAACGCCTCGATGGCTATGTCTTCGTTGGTCCACTCCCACTCGACGTCGCCTTCCCAGTCGGTCAGGCGCACCATCTGGTCGTGGTCGTAGTTGATTTGCATGAGCCACAGCATGCGCTGGGCTATGTCAATCCAGTAGTTCTCGGTGGCGTTACGCCGCTCGGCCTGACGGCTCAGGCCTCCGGCGGCAACTTCCTGCGCCTCCGTGGCGGTCTTGCGCCCGCCGGTGAACAGGCCCCGCATCGCCTCCGTCACGCCAGTCTCGTCGCGGAGTCCGCGTTCGAGTCTGTCTGGAAGGTTGTATAGTTCCGAAGGAACTGCGGGAGGCTGGATAGAACCGACCTCGGCTGCGACGTGGCCCTTCTTCATTTCGGCCACAGCTGCCCACTCACGCGACTGCAGCGCGGCTTTGCCCGCCTTGTCGAACGTGCCCTCAGGCGCGTAAATCTTGGGGATGAGCCTGTCGGTGTGGTTAGCTAGGTCGCTGCGGTACTGGTTGATTTCGTCCAGCGTGGTCCACATGCACTCCATTTCGCTGACACCGCGCACGGCTGAGGGGTCCTCAGTCGGGATGTAAGCTACGAACGGGTTGCGGTTGTAGATGTCCGGCATGAACGCCAGCTGGTTCGGGTACTCCTGCAGCAGCCACTCTTCCCCTAGGATGAAGTGGCTGACTGTCCCGGTTTCGAAGTCCCAGAACTCGACGAGCTTGACTCGACCATCATCCGAGAACGGCTCTCCGTCAATGTTGGTCGCACGAGAGTCAAGTACTCGTCCTGTAACCGCTTGCGTCTGAGACTTGATTTCACGAAACGCCTTTGACGCGACACTGTCACCCTTTACGTACTCTTCGTAGTCCGGGTTGTTCTGGATTTCGTCGGGATGCACAAGAGTGACCTGAGCCACCCATCGGACGTCCCACCAGTCTCGGGCCGTAGGGTCCCATCGGACTTCTGATATAGGGACATAGTCAACGCACAGGCGGTCTTTCTCGACATTGGTCTCCACTTCTGTAGCCGGGACAAGCTCAGCGAGCTGGTCGTGGCTGGGTTGCGGCAGGCCGTTCTTGGCCGCGCCGGTCATTATCTGACGCATTTCCCCGTACACCTGTTCTGGGTCACGGGGTACTTCTTCTTCGTACTCTTCGAACTCGTAGTACACCTTGGCAAACCCGATGCCGTTCAGCAGTCCGGACTTGATTCCCTTCCGGCCTTTGCGCTCAACATCGGTCTTACGCCACTCGACGTGCATGGCTTCCTGCGCAAGCTCTGCTTGGTCAGGCGTGCCCGCGCCTATCTGTACTAGGTTCAGGTCAATGTTGACGTTCGTCAACATGCCGTAGAGGGAGTCAATGATGCTACGCCCGGTACCACTGCGAATCATGTGGCCCTGCGGAGTCTCTTCGGTGTTCTCCCAACCCTTGTTCCGGTACCGCTTGGCCCACTTCTCAACCTCGGGAGCAAGCTCCTGCCAGTCTTCTTCCGCCATCGTCATGCGATGGTTGTAGACCTTGAGCTTCTCTTCGTCGTTGTCGTAGACCTTGTATCCGGCCATCAGCTTCTGGGCCATCGCTACCTCGCTACCACTAGTCCGGGCGGCAGGGCAAGCCTACCGGTACCTCGCGGCATATCGTGTCCGATATACCCCTTTGCTGGCGGTTCCAGCAACGACTCCATCAAGGCGTCGTATGCGTCCGGAGGTGGCGATTCCGGCTCAGGGCCTGCAGGCTCGTCTGCGTACAGGTCCCCCAGTGCTGTCACACCGTAGCGGAGTGCGTCGTTGTAGTGCGACGTCCAGTCGTGGATTGGTTCACTCCCTACCTTATTGCCAGAACTGTCAACCGGCCACTTGTAGGAACTCAGGGCACGGCCCACTTCCGTGGCCATTTCCTTGGAGACCCAGACACGGTTGTCTGCGGTCATGTTGTACATGACGCGCAGCCCGTAGTCACGGGGACGGCGGGGTGCAGCCTCCATGGGTACGCCTGCGGCGGTCAGGTCCTGAATCACGGAGGACCCAGAGCCAATCTGTCGGGTGGCTCCGGCTGGGTCCCCGATGTTCCGTACGGGCCTCCGGCCTCCGAAGTACGTGTCGCAGTACGCCGACCATTCGTCGGCCCACCGCCATGAGTTCCAGTCCTTGCTTGCCAAGTACCCTACTACTCGAAGCTCGTCAAGCTCCACGGACACAGGCATGCTCCCCTTTAGGGGGAGCTGCCGTGTCCGCTTGACCTTAGGCAGCTGAGCGAAGACACAGACTCCCAAGTCTCCCATCCCGAAATCCCAGAAGCTGTACAGGGGCCAGTCCGGGTCGTACCGGACGGGGTCCATGACTTGTGTCACTGGGTTCCAATCAGGGTACACAGCACCATCTACGACACCCACGAACTCTCCGAGGACTTCCTGCCGGTAGTAGTTCGAGCCTTCCTTGAAGTCCTTGACGAGGTTCTGTAGGTACTCCTCAGGCAGGTTCTTGGCATTGTCCCACGTCGGGGCACCAAACCAGCGGTACCCGTCCTCGTGCTCATCCGAGTCTTCGTGGAACCTGTCGAACATCCAGTCGTGCCCGTTCGGCGTGGAGCAGACCCACCCACGGTGCTTGTACCCACCGGGCTGGCGCAGACGTCCGACGAGAACGCGCCAAGCGTTCCCGTCCACGTGCCTGCCCTCGTCAATGAAGAACCAGCTCAGCTCGCGGCCTCGCATCCATTCGGGTTTGTCCAGTGACCGGAACTGGATTTCGGCTTCTTTGCCTGAAGGGGTCTTCAGAAACGCCTTCTTCTTGGCTTTCTCGAACCTGAGCAGCAGGCCCGTGCCCTCGATGATTTCGAAGAACTGGGTCAGGACCACGTCCTCAAGAACCGGGTAGCTGACGGCGGCAACCAGTCCACGGGCACCATATATTGTGTCGGTGGTTGACGGTTGTTGGCTCATCATAATCCCTTTGACAAGCCCCGCATAGGTCTTCCCCGACCCGACACCTCCGAAGTACCCGACGAACGGGTCCTCGCACTTGACGAACTCTTCCTGATTCCCCTTGTTCAGGGTGATGGTCTTAGGCATCGGCACGCTCTGGCGGGTCTATGACCTCGATGGTGAACCCGTCCGGCTCTGGAGGAGCGTCGTCGCTCGACGCGGTCTCCAGCGGCCCCATGGTCGTGGGCTTCCCGATGAGGTAGTCCGTACACCGCATCAGAGCGGTGGTCCGGCTACGGAGTTCAAGGTCGTGGAAGTCGCCTTCCCCTAGGGCAGCGTTCAGGAGTTCCTGAATCAGCCTGTCGCCTTTGTCCCTGATGGCCTCTATGGCTCGTTCCTTGGGGGTCATGGTGGCCCGCCGCTTGCGGGCCTCAGCGGACGCCAAACCACCTAGGCGTGCCATCTCGGCAGCTTCCTCGGGTGTCCACTGATGCCTCTTAGCTTCGGTGAGGTTGCCGTCTGGTTCGGACACAGGTGTCCTTTCCGCCATGGATTCGGCTAAATCGTGGGGTTCTCTTCGATATTGACCGGCGGAACAACCCGCCGTGGACTTCGTCCTGCACATCCTGCACATCTTGCAACCATTATGCCGGTGGTGTCAACCCGGACCCACTATATGTAGTGGTGTTCCCGCAGGTCGCCGTGAATAAAGTCCGATTCCGTCCGTACAGCGTATTTCGAGGTGCATTTAGGTCTTACCACGCACGGGTACGCGGGCCAATGGGGGGCGAACCGGTCCTCAGAATCGAAGATTCTTCACGTGCGATGCTGCGCGTGGCAGTTTCACTGCTGCATGTGGCATGGTGTGTACCCCTATGTGACACGAGGCTGAGGCTGGAATCTGGGAGTCAATAGGCCCATAGAGCTTCGCTCTAAACCGACATTGGTTCGGCGTGCTAAGCTGCTGGCCGAGGTTCCGGACTGGCCGGAGCTTCACGACGGCAAGAGCCGTTGACACGTACAGCCGGTGAAACCGGCGGAAGGAGGGTCCCGATGGACTCCAGCACCAACCACGTACCGGACTTCGTCCTTGCGCAGTTGGAGGACGACAACCTGCTGGCCAAGTTCGACAAGTTCGACGCGTTCGTCGTCCTTGACGACGAAGCTTTCGAGGACTTCTCGACGGTCATAACAGCGTACGGAGTGGCGCACGAAGCTGCTTGCAGCTCATGCGACTCCACAGGTGACTGTTTGGTGGTCGGCGAAGTCACGGTTTGGAATGTTTCATTCCAGAACGACGACAACGGCACCATCGAGGTCGTGAACGCAGGTGACACTCAGCGCGAAGCTACGCTTTGGTGCACGGAGTGCTGGGACGGTGCTTCGTTCGAGTGGCTTGCCGAGAACCTCGACGCCTAACCACGCACAAGGCCTTCGGCCCGTCACGGTTAGGCAGCGGTTCAGCTGGTCGCTGCCTTTCCGCGAATGGCCTAAGCCATTCGGTATAGGTGTCTGTGCCCCGAAGGGGCAGAAAGGAGGGTGCCGTGAGGTACTCACCGAAGGTGAAGGTCGAGGCTGAGTCTCCGGAGGAGACTGACCTCGAAATCGAGGATGCTGAACGCGCAAGGCCGAAGGCCTCACGTGTCAGCTACCGCTGCTTGGTCTGCGGCAGGACGTTCCAGACTCAGCACGGTCTGAAAGACCGGCACTTGCCCAAACATCCTGTAAAGGATGTGAAGGCGGCTGTGGACCGTAAGGTCCAAGGAAAGCCCCAGCCGTGGGAGCAGTCAGAGACTGCCGCGCCAGCTGAGGCCGGGAAGAAGGGAGCACCGAAGGTGAAGACCGCGAAGAAGCAGCCGAAGGCTGCGAAGTCGCCCAAGGCTTCGAAGAAGCCTGCGAAGGCACAGCCGAAGGCTGAGGACTTCGTTGACATGAAGGCCACGGAGTGGCCCGGAGCAGCCGGTGCGGAAGTTCCGGAGGAACTTCGCTCGGCGGTCAACAAGCTGCAATGGAAGGTTGTCAACGACAACCTCAAGCCCGCACGGGCTGCCAAGGCAGCCAAGACCAGAGCGGCCAAGAAGGCTACGCCTTCCAAGACCGTCAAGGGCAAGGCGTCGAAGACGCCTTCGAAGAAGGCTGCGAAGCCCAAGGCCCAGCCGAAGGCTGAGGCGAGTGCCAAGGACCTCGCCAAGGCTCTCATGGAGGTGCTGGCCAACTACGCGTAGTCTTCGACCACGCTGGGTTGGAGCGGAGCACAAGTTCCGCTCCTTCCCTGTGTGACCGAAGGTCACAAGACACCGAAGGGAGGTGAGTGCATGTCGAAGACATGGTGGATTCTGTTCCTGATGTGGCTCGTGCTGACTGTCGTCAGCTGTGTGAGCCTGTCTGCGGCCCATTCGGGCCACCCGTTCTGGCTGTAAGCCAGAGACTGGAGGAAGCACGATGAAGTGTCACAACTGCGGTCTCCCGAAGGAGACCGAGGACATGAAGCTCTGCTCAGACTGTGGTCTGAGCACGTGTAGTTCGTGCCGTGACCCTTATCAGGGTCAATGCCCCGACTGCACCTACGGTGAAGACACCGACTACCTAGGCGACTTCGAAGAAGTCGAGATGAAGGTCAGCTCAAGCGAAGCTTGGCTCCGCGAGCTGTTTCGTGTACCCACGAATGACATCACGGGTGGCACGTTCACGTGTGATTTCTGCATGGCAGAAACGTACCACACGTCACGCTGGGAGCACAGAGTGCTCAGGCCAAGTGACCCGACTGAGTTGGTCGCGGTGCTATGGCTCTGTGAGCCATGCGGCGAGTCAAGCGGTGCTCACGAGTATGGCTACTGGGTAGCCATGGCAGAGTCGTCGGGACTGACTCTCGGCTAACGCGTAGCCGAAGGCCACGCATCACGACGCCCGGGACGATGAGGGGTAGGAAGCCCCTCGGAAGGAGGTGCCATCTACGATGGCAATGAGTGAGCAAGTCAAGCGAAAGGTCCACTATGCGCGTCGTCTGGAAGACCACGCGTACCGTAACCACCACGGAGTCAGTTCCGAGTACCTCGGAAAGCTGTTGTCCACGGCACCGGAGAACGACGACACTCCCAAGCTCCGGTCCAACTCTTCGAGTTGGTGGAACCACGTGGTTGAGGCTTCCGAGGCGATAGCCTCGGAGTGGGAGAGGATGTACAACCTCGACTTCGCGTTTGACGCCATCGTGGTGAGCGGCACGAGTGGCCTACTTGTAGGCCCCGCGATTGCCGACCAGCTTGGCCTACCACTTGTGGTAGTCCGGAAGCCTGATGATGGGAGTCACTCAGGGTCCCTCGTAGAGGGAGCTGTCGGGTTCGACAAGCCCAACCCCAAGTACATCGTCGTAGACGATTTCGTCAGCTCCGGAGACACCGTCGCACGCATCATGGAGACCATGCGTTGGTACCGACCCACGTGGTCTTTCGTCGGCGCGTTTCAGGCCACGCGTAAAGAGTGGTGGTGTCCCGAAGTCAATGCCGAAGGCAAGGTCTGGTGGCAATGGCAACTGCAGGCGGACGTTTCGCTTCCCGCAGAGCCAACTCAGGATGAGTTCACCGACGACTACGGAGTGCTTGACTCCGACGCGTACTGGAACGCGAAATACGACTGGGAACAGGGCGCGAGGGGAGCATTCGACCACGCGTTGGTGACCAGCTACGGCACCACGGCTGACTCGACCCTATGGGTCGAGGGAGTCCGAAACTGGGCCATGAACAACCATGCACCGAAGGTGCAGGAGGCGCGTCAGATGGCTGAAGCCATCATGGGAGACCCTGAGGACTACGAAGACTGGGACGACGACATAGACGAGTGAGACTTCGTCCACGCCTACGACGGGCGGGACGATGGGGAGTGACGGCTGAAAGGAGCCATGATGCCCAGCACCAAGTTCGCAAGGGTCGGAGACCCCACGTGTAACAACGAGCACGAGCCGGAGGCTCACGTGTGGGTGGTCACTTTCGCTGACCCCGACAAAGACATCAGCTTCATAGAAGCTGCAGACGAGGTTGACGCGGAGTACTTCGCCGGAGGCGAAGGCATCGTCAACATCGAACAGAGTTGCGGAGGCTGAGATGATACGCAAAGGAACACGCGTCATTGCCAAGTTCAGCAACGGCCACGAAAGAGAGGGCGTAGCCCTCGGCCCGATGCTCCGGTGGGACAGGAACTTCTACCGAGTAGAGTTCCTCACGGAAGCCGGGAACCCCATACGGTTCTCGTTCGACGCGTCTGACGTAAGGAGGGCTGATGGTAAGTAAGCCGAAGGCTGCACCGAAACTCGTGCTTCGAGGTAGCTCGAAGATAGGCAAGAACGTGTACCACACGAGCCTGACTGCCGGGGCTAGTTGCCCCGGTGAGACCGAGTTCTGTGGGAAGACTTGCTACGCAAAGCGTTTCCAGCGTCGGTACTCCAACTCCGGAGCAGCCTACGCTCGTAACCTCACCCTGCTTGAGACAGAGTCTCACGCGTATGAGCTGAAACTGCTGGCTGAGGTTGCCGCGCTGCCTTACGGCAGCTTGTTCAGGTTCCACGTCGCCGGAGACATCTACGATGAGGCTCACGCCGAGACCATCGGTGCTGTCGTAGACAGCAGGCCCGACATTATGTTCTGGCTCTACACGCGTAGCTGGGACGTGGACATGAGCATGACGGGTGCCGTGTCATGGCTGTCACGCAAGCCAAACCTCAAGGTTTGGTACTCGACAGACGACGACAACGTCGAGAGGCTCCCGAGGATTCCGTTGCTGGAGGCACGGATATTCCCCGACGAGCAGACCGCACGAGCCGAAGGCTACGCAGTCTGCCCGGAACAGCTGGAGAGGCAGCCTGACTGTGAGACCTGCGGTCTCTGCTTCACCATCAAGAAGCAAGACTTCCGTCTTGCTTTCATCGAGCACTAGGAGGGATGATGAAGGAAGTAGCAGAAGTTCTGCTAGAGACCGCGATGATAGCGGTGGCTGGCGTGCTAGTTCTCATCTTGTGTGTAGAACTACACGAGATGATGCACGAGTGGAGGGACCGATGAAGCTGTACGAATGTCCCTGCTGCTTCGCCGTCTACGATGTAGACGAAGTGGGGTCCTGTCAGGACTGCGATGCAGACTACTGGGACTGGCCGAGGTTCAACTGGTGCGGGTCACCTGAGCACGAGTGAAGCTATGCTCACACGTTGCGACGGGCGGGTCGTTGAAGGGTGACGGTTCGACGAACGGAGGAAACGTATGGCAAGGTGCGAGGTCAAGGAGGTCCACGAAGAGCGTGTCGTGCTTACGCTCACTCGTAAGGAGGCAGAGTCGCTGCAGTACCTCATCCAACACCCGTGGAGGGTGGTCAAGACGCCCATTGACGTGTGGTACACGAACGATGGATTGAAGGGGCTGAGCGAAGCTCTCGACGAGGCTGGCATCAGGGTGTTCGCTAGGCCTGAGTGGGCCAACGCAGAGTAGTACGCGTCAACTTGAGGTGCTACGGAGGGGAGTCCGTGGCACCTCGACGGGGCGGAAGTGGTCTCGACTGTCGGCAAAGCCGAAGCGCAACCGACAGCACGTGGGTTCGATTCCCACCCGCTCCACTACGTGGTACACTGGGTACCACGCGTATGGAAGGAGGCAGCATGGATGTAAGGCTAGACGGGGAGATACGCGTTTCGCTTAGCGAACGCAATCTCCGCGACCTGCTAGCCCAAGCTGAGTCTCGTGGGGCCAAGAACCCCTCGCTCACCGTAGGTGACAGCTTGATTGGGCAGCTGGTCAGGACGTGCGAGCAGCCGGACGGTAACTACGTGCAGCTTCGCGTGGTTGTCGAGGCTGACGACATCCACTACGGAGGCTGGGAACCTGGCTTCGGAACCATCGGCTACGAAGGAGGTAGCAAGTGAGCAAGGTCAACAACGAGTGTGGTGCAGAGGGCAGGGTACAGGTCGGCATAGCCTTCGACGTGGAGGGCATGTACCCCGGTAGCGACAGCGTCGCCATGGCTGTCGCGGAAGCTGCCGAAGCCATGGCTAAGCAGCTCGGAACGAAGTTCAAGTACTCGCTGGACTCCAGCATCGTGGTCAACACACGTGAGGTTACACCGGAGAACACGGACGGGTCCGACTTGGCCCCCGACAAGGCTCCGGAGACCATCACCACGGTCACCGGGTACGACGTAGTCGTCAACGACGAGGACCTTGAGGTCAAGTCGCGTAACATCATGGTCACGTTCCAAGTGCGTGAAGTTACGTCCACGGAGTACTCGCAAGAGTTCGAGTTGGACGCCAACGACCTTGACTTCGACATCTACGATGACGACGACGTGTTCCGGTACGTCACCGGAGACCTCTCGCAGGACTTCGACCCGTACTACGCGTCGAAGAACGAGTACGCCACCGAGTTGGAAGAGTGCGAGGTCATGGACGCAGACTGGGAGGAAGTGTGAGCGAAGCCGTACGCCTCCCAAGCAAGGCCGAACAGCTGGAGTTCCGCCCAAGGGGCGAGTTCTTCTTCTTCGACGGTGATGCTCGGGTCGCAGAGCAAGCGATGTTCGAAGGCGGGGGGACGTTCCGTCCCCTCGTCGGGTCAGTCCCCGGCATCCAGAGCGAGTACGCGTTGACTGCGGAGCAGTTGAACCTGCGGGAACGTGTCGAGTTCGTGATGCACCGGGGCTTGACCGACAACCAGTATGCCTTGCTACGCAAGGTGTTCTGGGAGGGACGTACCATCAGTGCCATCGCACGTGAGGAACAGGTGTCACGGCAAGCCGTACACAAGCGATTCCTGAAAGCGAAGAAGGCCATGGCCCTGATGCTGGACGCCCTGTACGGGGAGTACGAGCACGTCAAGCGTGGTTACGGAGTAACCGCCGACGAGCTGCTGGACAGAGGGGACATCACCCCTGCGGAGTACGCAGAGTTGAAGGAGGTGCGATGAGACACATCGAAGTGGACCTTGAGCTGGCCCGAATCGTGGTCAACGAAGACGCGTCCGGTGTAACCGTACACGTCAACGACAACCTCGTGTACCAGCGTATGTCGAAGACACCACGCGTGCCAGAGAAAGGAACCGTGGAGTGGCTGGCGGAGCAGCCCGGAATGAAGAGCATAGCTCTTGCAATCTGCGACAAAGGTGACTACCTCGACAGTCAGGTGGTTGCCGAAGGCAACGGCGTGGCATGGCACTACTTGCTGGACCCCGCCGACTTCCGTGTCTCTGGTATGAAGTACCAGCCCGAGGCTAGGATGTGGCTCAAGGTTGTGCGTGGTGAACCAACGGAACTGATAGCCACTACGAGTGACGTGTGGTGGGAAAGGTGGGATGAGGAGTGAGCGATTACTTCACGAGCGGCTTCTCTGTAAGAGAGCCGATGTGGCACAACAAGGGCGTGGTCCTGTCGGACTACCCGGACCTTGTCTACGCCCCGTATCTGGCTGGCCACAACTTCACGGTGATTGAGAAGCCCGTCACCGTAGGTGGCAAGCTGGTCGAGGACTGGAAGGCCATCGTGCGTGACGACACCGAGGTCGTCCTGCACATGGCGAAGGACACGTATGCTCCGGTGCAGAACAGCGTGGGTTGGGACATCGTCGAGACCCTCGTTGGCCGGGGTGCCAAGGTCGAGACCGCTGGTGTCCTAAAGGACGGAGCCATCTGCTGGATTATGCTGCTGCTCGACGAGCCGCAGTACGTCCCGGGTGACCTGAGTCCTACGCTTCCGTGGATGCTGCTCCATTGGAGCCACGACGGGTCAGGTGCGTGGAAGATTGTGCCGACCAAGGTCAGGGTCCAATGCGCCAACACTCTGCAGTATGCAGAGAAGAAGGCGAAGAAGGACGGTGTCGGATTCCGGTTCCGCCACACGGGTAACGTGGTCGAGCGTATCGAGGCTGCGAAGGGAGCCATCCTCAAGACGAGGCAGGACTTCCAGCAGTACATCGAGCTGGCTACGGACCTTGCCAACACGCCCATCACGGTTGCGCAGAGGGAGCAGTTCGTCCGTCAGTTCATCCCGATGCCGGAGGCAGAGGGAATCGTGTCGGACAGGGTGGTGACCAACATCCGGAAGGCGCGTGGTTCTGTGAACCGCATCCTTGACGGACGCACCATACCCGAAGAGCACAAGCTCACGGCCTACGGGCTGTTCCAAGCTGGCATCGAGTACCTCGACTGGTACCGCCAGTACCGCAACTCGGACACCTTGTTCGCCCGTCAGCTTCTGACGCGTGACAAGTTCAAGGACCAGCTGCTGCCGCTGGTTCGGGAGGTCGCCGCGTCGTGAAGGTAGGCGACATAGTACGCCACCTGTTGTACCCGGGACGGAGGTTCCGGGTACTCAGGGTGGAAGACACCAAGGTTGACTGCCGGGACGTGTCCTACGGACACGCTAGGTTCTTCGACCCTCGGCAACTACGCGTGGACCGCAAGGCCACGAAGGAAGCCCGGTCACGGGCGGAAGGAGGTAGCTGATGGCTGCCGGTAAGAAGAAGGCCGCGACCAAGAAGGCCGCTAAGCCTGCGGGCAAGGACACGACTATCGTCGTCACGTTCAAGGGTACCAAGGCTCAGGCTGACCGCGTGATGTCTACGTTGTACGAGTCCTTCGACGGGCGTAGCCTGAGCGTTAGGGAGCTGGCGAAGAAGGGTGCCGTGAAGATAGTTGACGAAGCAAAGCTTCGGAAGGCCCTGCTCTCCGACGACCTCGTGATGGACAACGTGTGGTACTCACTAGAGTCCCTCGAACTGGTGGACATGGTCCAGCAGTAGTAGCAGCAGGTACGCAGAAGGCCCCGGCTTTCGCCGGGGCCTTCTTTGTTGCGCCGCCCTCCGCTTTTCACACATCGGGCAGTAGCAGGGCTACTGATAGGAGGTCCGCCGAGGCATCAGCAGTTGCCCTTTCAGGGCGAACCCCCACCCTGCGTGCTTAGGGCATGGGTGCTACACCACCATAGACACGGGGATGTACCCGTAGTCTTTCAGACTGGCCAGCAGCTCCTTGATGCGGGGCCTTTCCGACAAGCCCTTCATTTCCCCGACTAGGTACACCATCGAGGACCCGCAGTCCGCGAACCTGCGGCTGACTGGGTAGTCCCAGTCTCCCTCAGGCAGGGGTGACGGGGGTATGTTGTTCGCAGCCATGGACTGGAACGAGACTACCTCGTCACGCACCTCGGCCCACTTGTCCGCCTTGCTCTTGAAGTCGGACGCCTCGTCTGCCAGTTCGACCAGCAGCCAGTACTCTTCCGGCTCCATACGTACCGTGTACACGTGCCTAGGCATGTACCACCTTCCTTTCCTACGTTGTGGGTGTCGGGCTGTGGGTGTCGAACCCCGCCTGCCACCACTCGGTGACACGCACCCTGAACTTCTCGACGGGCATGCGCTCGATGAAGGGGACCTGCCCGTTGCGGTCCATCGCTCCAACCTTGACGTGCATGTGGTCGTCTTCCTCCCACGCAATCCACACGTCGAACCCTTCGACACGTACGAATCGCTTGAGCATGATGCGCTGACCCATGGGCAGTTGCCCCGGCATGTCAGGTTTGTGCTCGATGATTAGCACGCGTCCAGTCTTGCTCTGCTCAAGGACGAAGTCAATGTCGCTAGCTCCGGCTCTGCCGGGTAGCGCAGACTCAATCCACTTGAAGTCACGGAGACCCAGCCCTTCCTCAGGCAGGTCGCCTAGACAGGTGGGGCACTTGCGCAGCCGGTCCTCGACCTCACGCACAGCAACCCCCATCGGGTCCGTCGTCACGGTCCCTGTTACGCAGGGCCATGAACACTACCCACGCCGTGTTGCATGCCACGAGTCCGAAGCATGCCAGCACGAACGGTGTGATGTCTGCTCTCAACCAGTCCACTCTTCCTCCAGTCCTTCGTCGTCCATTGTGGTAACAATGTCAACCTCCGTGCCTCCCTTGCCTGCCCATGTCTGACATACGTCAGCTTCGAACACGAGTGGTACGTCGAGGTCGAAGCCATGCGCTGTGGCGCAGTAGCTTTCAAGGGGGTCAACGTAGAACACCTCGGGCCTGTCGTACTGCCACACGAACTCGTCGTGTACCTGTGCAAGGGGGCGCAGGTTGGGGTACGTGGACAGAGTCTCGATAGCTACTCGTCTAACAATGTCCCCAGCAGACCCTTGAATGACGGCGTTGACTGCTTGTCGCTCACCGTACCCGATGTTGCGCCAGTTCTTCTTGTCCCCGAAGGCTGAGCGAAGACGCCGGTGTCTTCCCCCCAGAGTAGTGACGTAACCGTCGCGCTTAGCAACGGCGATAATGCTGTCCTTCCACTCGAAGAGGACATGATAGAGCGTCTGCAGCTCACGAAGGTAGCCCTTTGCTGTCTGCTCGGATGTCGGATACCCATTGACCGACAGAATCTGCGCCAGCTTCGCTGCTCCTGCACCATACCCGAGAGCCAAGACCAAGGTCTTCGCAATCTGTCGCTCATCGTCATGCTTGTCTACCTTCCTGCCGAAGATACCTTCGGCTGTCACGAGGTACACGTCCTTGCCTGTCTGGTACGCATCGGTGAGCACGGGGTCGCCTGAGAAGTGTGCCATCAGGCGTGGCTCCAGCTGTGAGTAGTCCCCGACTATGAGGCGTGAGGTACCGGGTGCTTGGAACAGGTGCCGGACCTTCGGTCCCCACTCACCGTGTGCCGGGATGTTCTGCAGGTTCGGACCCGAGGACGACAGCCTGCCCGTCTTCGTACCCGTCTGGTTGAACTTGCCGTACAGCCGGGACTTGTGGCTGAACTTCGGGAAGTTGTACATGTACGTGGTCAGCAGCTTGTCCATCTTGCGCCACTTCACCAGCACCTTGACGAACTCGTCGCCAGCGTGCAGGGTCATAAGCTCAAGCGTGCTCGTGGCTGGACGCTTGCCGCTGTCAGTCAGCGGTGTGCGCTTCAGCCCCCTGCCTTTGAGCAGGCGGGTACCGTGAGCGTAGCTCCGGCCCACCTTCTCGACGACCACGTTGTCTTCGACCCACCGTTCAAGAGACCGGCCTGTCTCCTTGAGAAGCGTGCGTTCTTCGGGCGTAATCTCATCCCGCCACGCCACGCTGAACACCTTGTTGAACAGGTACCCAGAAAGCTGGTCACCGCTGCGGAAGTTGAAGGTACGAGGCAGGCCGGACATGTCATACATGTCTGCCTGTATGTCTGCCACGCCTACCTCTAGCTCGGCAGCTAGGTCAGCTGTCTCGTCGAGGTTGACCGGGAGTCCGTTGCACTCCATTTCCAGAAGAGCGTGGGTCAGGGGTACATCTTCCGACAGGAAGTAGTCCCACCATTCAGTCTCCCGCATCAGGTTGCGCAACAGTACGTACAGTTCTGCGGTGCGCTGTGTGTCAGCCCTGTTGTACCGCTCCATTTCGTCAGGCGGTGCCTCGTCCAGCGGTACGCTGGTGCCGTTGTCACACCGGAACAGGACCTGTCCTGCCACCGTGTGGATGCGCTTGTCCATCTTCTTGCCTAGGTACTGGCGCACCAGTGCCTCAAGCCTGAGGTCCTGATTCTCGTTGAGAATCCACGCCATGACCTGCGTGTCGTGCAGTTGGCCTCGCACGTCCACGCCGGTGAGGCGGAACCATCGGGGGTCGTACTTGGTGTGGCTCACCTTGACCACGTCTTCCTGCCTAAGCAGGTCACGAAGCGTGGGAGTTAGCCCAAGGTCGTAGTGCATAGGGCCTATGTCGTCCCCGTCCACGATGCACCATGCCACGTTCAGGAGCACGCCATCCCATGGCATGCCATCAGTCTCGATGTCGTATACGAGTGCTAGTTCGTTGGCCACTCTACCTCCGGGGTCTCGGCCACATGCTCTGGTTTCAAACCAGATGCACGGGGTTGGTCGCTGACTTCCAGCAAGACTGCCGCCGCTGTCAACCCCTCGATGGCACAGACTACTGAACAGTAGTCTCCCCGGACGTTCACCACCTCCGGCATGTCAATGATGGTGGTGACCTCATGCCCCTGCTGGCGCAGGTGCTCTATGTACTCGGTCTGTGACGAGCCTACGGTACGCACTGCGAGCCACGCCTGTGCGTGGGTCAGGCCCTCGGGTGTATCTAGGTCCACCCGCTTGGCACACGCGTCACACTCTAGCTCGTCCCTCTGCACTCTCATACTCAATGCGGATACGTCAACCGAGGGGGACCGGCAGGGGGAGTGGAGGGACGTGGGGAACAAGCTCTCTTCAAGAGAGCGCAGTTCCTCCACGGACTGTGGGGTTGACGATTCAGCAGAATGGGTGTGACCAGCGAACAGGACCGACGAAAGAAGCGCGACTACTACTTGAGGCGAACGTACGGCCTGAGTCTATCCGACTATGAAGGCTTGCTTGCCCAGCAGGGAGGTGTATGCGCCATCTGTGGCAGGTCACCCGGCGCACGGGCCTTGCACGTAGACCACGACCACAAGTCTAACTACGTGCGGGGCCTGCTGTGCCACAAATGCAACCGTGGACTGGTGTGGTTCAAGGACCAGATTGACCTCTTCAAAGCCGCCATTCGGTACCTGAGGTTGACACCAGCGCAAGAATACTTCGCCGCAAACTACGGCACAGAACCACCGCTTGCACCAGAAAGGAAGGTGAAGAAGCGTGGCAGGAAACGACGTAAACGTCGCGTATCTAAAGCGACTGGTGGGAAACCCTAATGCGTATGCCCTCCAGCAGGAAGACGGGAGCTACCGCCCCGTCCGTCAACCACTCACACCCGCCGTGCTGGCTAAGCACCTGCGCGGGGACATTAGCGTGGGTACCTACGTGCTCAACGGAGACACAGCACGGACGCTTGTCTTCGACATTGACACGGGTAAGCAGGCAGATGCGGGTGCCGTAATGACGGCACTCCTTGAGCTTGGCATACCCAGCCAGTCCATCGGGCTGGAGTTCTCCGGCAAGAAGGGCTACCACGTGTGGGTCGTACTCCCACGGTACCGCCCAGCCACGGAGTTGATGCGTGTCGGCAGTGCCGTACGTGTGTTGGTTGACCAGCCCAAGATGGAAGTGTTCCCGAAGCAGG